GAGGGACAGAATGACGAGGTTACGAAATGAGGAGAGCAGCAAGAGTTGATGCTAACCAAGACCAGATAGTTTCTGCCTTGCGTGGTGCAGGTGCATACGTCTGGATTATTGGCTTACCAGTAGATTTGCTTGTTGGATACAAGGGTCACACCTTTCTGGTGGAGATTAAAACGGACTCTAAAAAGCGTCTGACGAAGCTACAAGCCGACTTTTTCGAGAATTGGTCAGGTAGTACCTTGGCAAGAATAGATTGCCCAGAAGCAGCACTAAGAATGATTGGAGTAGTCAAGTGAGAATAGTTTGTTGGTTTTCCTGTGGTGCTGCTAGTGCAGTAGCTACAAAGTTGGCGATAGCGGATAACGCTGGCAAGTTGCCTTTAATCATTGCTTACACAGAAGTTAAAGAAGAACACCCAGACAATATGCGTTTTCTTAAAGAATGTGAAAAGTGGTTTGGTCAAGAAATACAAATTTTAGGAAACGACTTTTACGATAGGTCAATTTATCGTGTGTTTGAGAAGAACTACATTCGCACTCCCAAGGGCGCACCATGTACCAGAGCCTTAAAAAAGCAGATTAGAGAGCGTTTTGAGGAAGCTACTGATAGACAGGTGTTTGGTTACACGGCTGAAGAACAGGCTCGACTAGACCGATTTATTGATGCCAACAACGATGTAGATATTTGGACACCATTGATTGACAAGGGTCTAAGCAAAGAGGATTGCTTGGGGATGCTTAAAAATGCCAACATTGAATTACCAATGATGTACAAATTGGGTTACCACAATAACAACTGTATTGGTTGCGTTAAGGGTGGTATGGGTTACTGGAACAAGATAAAAGTTGATTTTCCTGAACATTTTGACCGCATGGCAAAGTTGGAAAGGTTTAAAAAGCAAACAATCTTTAAAGACCGCTATCTGGACGAGTTAAAACCAACAGACGGAAACTATCCAGAAGAACAACATATCGAATGTTCTATCTTTTGCCAGCTTGCAGAGGAAGAATACAAGTGAAAGCACCCTACAAAGCCATCGAATTTATCATTGAAAATTCATGCAAATATGCGGAAGCTAAAGCACAAAGAATCTACCTTGAGGAGTTTCGCAAAACCAAGAAGGCTCTGCTGATGAAGGATGCGTTAGCCAGAGGGATAGATTCTGCCGTGGCTCAAGAGCGTGAAGCCTATGCTCACATTGAGTATGCGGATTTGCTAAAAGGATTGATGATTGCCATTGAGAAGGAAGAAACCTTAAAGTGGATGCTGACTGCTGCTCAAATGAAAGCTGACATATGGCGGTCTGAGCAAGCAAGTGAGCGTCTTGGCGTAAAAACTACGGAGTAGGTATAAACACCTAGTAAATACTTTGTTTAGTTTGCTATACTCACGTCAGCCCTAGCAATTCGCAAGGGTAATTTTAAGGATTAAGTCATGTCTAAATACACAAAACTTACTGCCAAGCAAAACATGGTAATGATGGATTTTTTGGCTACTGCTAAAACAAATTCACTTACTAATTTGGCTGCTTGTGTTCCATCTAGCCACTCAATGTACAAAACAAATCAAGTGCGTCAAATCAGAGTTGTTACAGATGCAATTGCTTGGGGTTGGGATGAACTTGGCAATCGTGTTCGGTTAACTCCTGACTTGCGTGTTTTGCAAGAAACAGGATGGGGCGAAAGCACTTATTAAGGATTAAGAAAATGAAATACGAATTTGACACAACAACTGGTGAAGGCTCTGTAATCGTTACTGTCGTGATGGAGTACGAGCGTGACGAAGAAGGCACTTACAACGAAAACATTGATGAAGTTTGGTTTGAAGGACGCAACGTCATGGGCATCTTTACTGACCAGCAGTTTAAAGAATTAGAGATTGAGGGCTGTATGCGTCTTTCAAAACACATCTTGGAACAGGCAGACGAAGCTAAGATAGCTGCTTACGAAGGTTGATATGAATAGAGAAGACGTTATTCGCATAGCACTAGAAGTTGGCTTCTATGATGATGAAGTTAATAAATGTCAATTGATGCTTGAACGCTTTGCTTATTTGATTGCTGAACAAGAGCGTGAGGCGTGTGCAAAGCAATTGGATGCACTTGGTTGTGACCATTGCGCTACCGCCATCCGAGCAAGGGGAAGCAATGACTGATTGGACTAAAGAGGAAGACGAAGCATTTAATGCTGTCGAGCAACAAAGCAACCTTGGTAAGCAAATCCTAAAAGCACAAGGTCAACCCTATCATTTTGATACCTATGTTTCACCCTCACAAAGAAACCATGTTCTTGAGGAAGTGGCTTTAGAGTTTGACAAGATGCCTTTTGGTGACACAGCACATAGTTTTGCTGCTTTTGTCAGGGGGATGAAGCAATGACTAAAGACGAAGCCTTACGCCTTGCGTTGGAGGCGTTAAAGCAGATTGATGAGGCAATGCCATTCCCTGTAGCTAAGTTGGCTCAAAAAGTCATCAAAGAAGCCTTGGCACAGCCAGAGCCTAATTACAAAAAAGCACTTGAAGTGTGGCTAGACAAAACCGAGTGGGTTCAGGAAACTGTTAAACCACATGAACTTGGTATGCACAGAGCCGATGTTTTAAAACAAAGAATTGAAGAAGCATCACCACAGCCAGAGCATGGTTGGACACCTGAACGCATTGCAGGGATGGCGAGACTAAAAGAAGCTCAAGATAAAAAATTGGCACAGCTAAAGCCTGTGGCGTGGGAGCAGTTTTATCCTGAGATGGGAAAACCAAAACTTGTGGAAGTTCAAGATGGGGAATGCAAATACTGCACAGATGGTTGCCCCGCTTGTGACGCTAGGAAATTGCCAGAGCAAGATTGGATTGAGCGTGAACGTGCCGTTGGTTATCGAGAAGGACACAGGGCGGCTCTAGCACAGCGCACATGGGTTGGGCTGACGGATGAGGAAGTAACGCAAATAATTGAAATGGGTTTAGGCATCAGAGACAGTATAGAAACCGCCTTAGACAAATTAAAGGAAAAAAATGAAAGTAAGAATTAGAAAAGACGCTGATGGCGCATGGAGTGTCGAGACTAAAAAATGGTACGAGTTTGAATGGCGGTATCAAAAGTGTATGCTTGGTGATGACGCAGAAAAGAGAGCATTGGAATATGCTCGTCTATTGCTAAACCCTGTAATCATAGAAATTACATGATTCACTATCACGGCTTGCCAATAACTCCAGCTACAGTAGCGGTCAAAGCAATTGAGAATGGTCATGCGTTTGTTTCGTTTGCTCATTCTGACCAGCTTTCTATAGCAATTGAGGTGTGTCAGTCTTTCGCCATAGACAATGGAGCATTCTCTGCTTGGAAGCAAGGTAAACCAATTACTGATTGGCAACCTTTCTACGATTGGGCATTAAACCTAAAAAAAGTTCCATCGTGCGACTTTTCAGTTATTCCTGATGTAATTGATGGAACAGAAGCTGACAACGATGCTTTACTAAGAGATTGCCCACTTCCGACATGGTTTGGCGCACCAGTTTGGCATATGCACGAATCTTTAGAAAGACTTGAGCAACTTGCAAATACTTATGTGCGGGTCTGCATTGGTAGTTCTGGAGAGTTTTCTACAGTAGGAACATCCAACTGGTGGGTCAAGATGGGTCAAGCCATGAGAGTTATTTGTGATGACATGGGAAGACCTGCTTGCAAGCTACATGGTTTAAGGATGCTAGACCCTGCAATCTTTACCAAATTACCATTTTCATCAGCAGACAGTACCAATATTGGCAGAAATGTTGGCATTGATGTGCATTGGAAGCATGGGAATTATTTACCGCCAACAAAAGAGGCTAGGGCGCAAGTCATGCGTTCTAGGATTGAAGCGCACAACGCACCCTCATGTTGGAACTTTTATCAACCAATGGAACAAGAAACACTTTTATGAATAAGTACAAAACAAAATTTACTTTTGTTTGTCCAGTTAACCATAAAAAAATAACTTATGAATTGGAAATAAGACATACAGACAAGATATTGGTAGAAGATATATTGGAAACAATAAGTAAATTATTGATTGGCTATCACGAAAACATTGCTGATGAGTTGTTTAAAAAATTTGGTGGTGAGCAAACATTGATTGCTAATCATCATGGTGTTTTTATTGAAACAGAAAGAAAATTATGATTTTTGCTTTAGTTGCATATGCCGTAGCAATGATTGCTGCAAACCTATTGGTTGCTACATTTGGGCCATCAGTAACCGCAATAAACGCATTTTTCTTGATTGGACTTGATTTAACGCTTAGAGATTGGCTTCATGTCAGACTTAAAACGTGGCAAATGGGCGGTTTAATTATCGGAACTGGTTTAATCACTTATGGGCTAAACCCTGCCTCTGGAATGATTGCAGTAGCTTCTGCCGTGTCATTCTTGGTTGCATCTGTAGTTGATTGGGCTATGTTTGTTAAAACCACAGGGTCATGGATTAAACGAGCAAATGTTTCAAATACTGCTGGTGCTGCCGTAGATTCTTTGCTTTTCCCAACAATTGCATTTGGTGTTTTGATGCCAGAAATCATTGCGCTTCAGTTTATTGCTAAAGTTTCTGGTGGTGCAGTTTGGTCATTTTTATTGCAAAAGTTCCAAAATGAACAACAGACCCAATAACAGGGAACGACTACACTTGGCAAAGATTAAAGAAATGCCTTGTGGGGTCTGTAACACTTCTCCTCCAAGCGATGCACACCATATTGTTCAACATAATCAATACTTATGTATTCCTTTATGCAAAGACTGTCACCAAGGCCCACATAACGGAATTCATGGTCAGGCTCGAATATGGTCAGTTTATAAACATGACCAAATGTCAGTTTTAAACGAAACACTCAGAAAGTTGTTAGGATAGAGGCACTCAGTTGCCATTGAGTTTTTAGAGGGACTTGTTCCCTCTATTTTTTTATGTGATAATGGTACAAACTCCTAGGGACAACTATGTCTGGATTATTAGAGCCATCTGTAAAAATTGAGATTGAGATACAAAGCCAAGAGAAAAATGGCGAAGCGTGTCCAGTTGCCACAGGCGATGTGTCTGTTAACCTTGAGAATCGTCAAAAGGGCATTGACAAGGCTAATTATGGCCCAATGAACCCTAACGAAGCCAATGCAGGTTACTGGCGTGAAATCTCTAAGCTATGGCGAAACTCTCCAGTCCA